TAGACCACTACGATAGCCTAGTGTTCGTGCTAGATTATATTTTCTACCACCGTACACTTACCATTTGTACCAAAGAGCAAATGGACTCTCTAGCTTCTCCCCATAGAGAGCTTTATGCTCTGCAAGAAAAGCTTCTCTGGCAGCATTATACGATGCATACTTTTTCTCATGATAAGCTTTCTTCATGTCGGCTAACTTCTTCTGTGTCATAGATATCTGTTCAGCCATTTCTTCTAATGTAGGTTCTTTCTCTGTCATATTAGTTTCTCCTTTGCTATTTCTACATATGAAACGATCTTCGGTTCTTTTGCCTGAGACATGATAGATGGTAGCTCCTGCAAATCTTTCCAACAAGAATGTTTATATCTACAGAACGAACATGTAGTTCCTAAGATCTTATTACCTGTTGGCTTTCCTCTGAACGTTTCTTCTACTGGTTCAAAACACCTCTCAAACTTGTTACTCTCAACTACGTCTACGTTATTATATAGTTTGTCATACTCTTCTTTCAAGTCCAAACCTTCTGCAGGTACGTATTTAAAACTACCATTAGATTTATTTACGACCCACCAACCACCTGCTTTTTTATTCAGAGCAAGTGCATACCCTGCTAATTGTGGTACATATCCAAACGCATCCTCTTTAGCTAAAGTATCAAAGGACTCAAACTTATTTCTGTATGACCAGTCTGATGCTGACTTGATATCGTCCACAGCATCATCCATGATTATATCATACGTGCCTTCTATAGAGGTATCTATGGTTAAAGGAACTGAGACTTTCTTAGAATCTTCAAAGGCTATACCTGCCTGTCTGAGTAGCCCCTTGAATACAGCTTCAACTATATCTCCCAACATCATGTTCATGACAAAGTTATTGGGAAGAGGTAAAGCTTTTTCAGGTTGGTTCTTTTCAAACCATAGCTGACAGGTAGGTTTGCCTACGTTAGACATTCTAATCCTGAACTCTTTCCTGTTATTCTTAGAGCCAAACTGACGGTGTAAGGCTTCCTTTATGTCTTTGCATATCTTATTGATATTCTTGCTAGACATAATGGCTTCACCGTCAGTGGCTTTCTCCAAGAATCGGTGCAGTTGTAGTTCTGCCCTATGCTTCATGCTACTGCACCTTCTCGCTGTCACTGGTTATATCAATAAAGTTTTCAACAACAGCAGCATCCACTTCCTCGTGGGTATGTACATTCTCATCCCAAAGGTTGATTATGTACTGGTTGTAGTTTGTAACCCACGCTAGAAGGTTGGCGAATAGCTCTTGATCCTTGTCAGATGTTTCAATCTTACTGGTCAAGTCTAGCCTTGTGCTAGGAACATAGTAGCTGTTACCATTTGGCAACTTTCGTTCCTCTGATGAAGCAAACATGAGATGATTTAAAGGATACCGTTTCATCTTGCCAAGCTTATCAAATACAGTACCCACTGTCTTGAAAGCTTCCTTGTTGTCAATCTCCCATATGAAAGGGACATGACCTAGATCAGCATCAGTAACTGCATCACCCTCAACTCTCATGGCACGATCAAACTTAGCCAAACCAAACACTACACGCACACGCTTGATCTGTCTAATTAGATCTTTCTGCTTGTCAGGCAAGGCATCAAAATCCTTGACATAACCTGCAGGTTTACCACAGTTGTGACCACCATCGTTGTCCTTGAGATCAATGTTAAGATTATCAGCCATGATAGTCTTGACATATCTGTTGGGTGTATCGTCATTACCCTTGATGAATCTCTTATACATAAAGCGTTGCATAAAAGGTCTGATCTCAATATCAGACTGGTAGTAGGTGGCATCATCAGGCACATCCAACTTGTAAGAACCACTAGGGACTTGCTCAACATTTACTGACTTACCATTTATTTCTGTCGATCCCATGATAGGTGTGTGGTTCAACCGTAGCCTAGCTAACTGATTAGCAGACTTCTTCTCTACATCGGTGGATGCAGTTACAGTTGAAAGACCCATAGCTTTCGCCATCTCGTCAAAGTTATTATTTATAGATACTATTTCATTCATATATTTTCTCCTTATTTTAAAAAAGTGTTATAGTTATACCATCATACATCTTTAGTGTCAAGCCAGTTGTCACCTATTTTTGCATCTAATTTCAAAGGCACATTAAAGTCTATATTCCAACGTGTATCAATGATAGATTTCATGTTACTATTTATACTCTCTACTACCTGCAATACCTTGTCCACCTCGTCAGGGTGAACATCAATCACTATCGAATCATGCACTGTGTTAACAATACAACTCTGTAAAGGTTCAAGCATACCATCAATAGTTAATAATATTAAAGGAACTATATCTGCTGTAGCAAATGCTTGCACAGGATAGTTCTTTATCTGAGTGAAGTGAGACACAGTGCCATTGTTCTTTCTAATGACATCAGGAAAAGCGAATGAACGACCAGACGGTATTCTTATACGACCTGTCTGTACAGCTTCATTGCCTAACTGCTTGTGCCAATCGGACACACCCTTGTACTTCCTACCAAACTGCTCGTAGTACATAGCTTCTGCTTCAGATCTGCCAAACCCTGTAGCACCATACAGAGGTGCAAAGGTGTGTGCCTTTGCTTCTTGCCTAGACGTAGGTTGCCCTGCGTTTGTAATGACCTGTGCTGTGTAGCTGTGTACATCAAAGCCTTCGCTTATCTCCTGCATTGCTACTTCGTCCTGTGATAAATAGGCAGCAGTTCTAAACTCTAGCTGTGCAAAGTCAGCTTCAAGTATTTTACCACCTTCCCATCGGGACACAAAGATCTTCTTAACAGGGAACGTACCACCTCTAGGCATGTTCTGCATGTTTGGATCTGCACCACTGAAGCGTCCTGTAGAGGTGCGATGTTGCAGTAGTCTAACGTGTAGCTTACCATCAGCTTTGGTGTAGGTAGATATACCCTCAACAAAACTAGAGAGATAGGTATCTAGAGCAGACAGTCTGCGAACATTCTTGAGGAACAACTCTGCCTTGGTATTACCTGTACGCTTGGCATGATGTTCTAATATTTCTAGGTTTACTTTGTTTGTGCTGAAACCGTTAGCACTGACCCACTTGGGACTAGGTGGTGTAAAGCGTAACCCTGCCATCTGTGGTCTGTTCTTGTACACCCAACCTGATTCGTTACAGGTAGTACACTTGTTAGGTTTCTTGTAAGGTGTACCATCCTTTCTTACTTTGGTTATCTTACCACGACCCTTACAAGTCGGACATGTGTTAGCTGTAACTTTATATACAACGTTTGAGTGCATATCAACTAAACCGTTGAACAATGACTTGTCCATGTACGGCTCAAAGTAATTAGCCCACATAGATTTGTCTTTTGGTTTACGGCTGTAGATAACCCACGACAACTGCTCTGGACTATTAAGATTGATAGGTCTGTCACCCATGAGATCACGAACCTGTTGGCTGAGATCATTCCATATACTTACCTTCTCCTTCTCAAACTCCTTGCGAACCTCGTCTAGTTTCTTGGAGTCCACACTGAACCCACGTTGATATATCTTACACAAGCACACGGCAACCATGTTGGTATGTGTAACTGTATCCATAAGATCAGCATCACCGTTGGTTAGCCTTTGATGTATCTTGTTTGATAGATCATATGTAGCTCTGATATCGTGTAGCAGGTAGTCTGATAACTCTTGATGTGGGATCTCAGATACAAGTATACCACGCTGAAAGTAACTCTTCATTGTATCCTGCTTTTTATTATCTAGATCATATCGTTCAGCACATTGCTCCAAGGATAGTGGTTGCTTCTGTCCACGCTGTAGCACATACTCGCCTAGCATAGTATCAAATACAATACCATCATACTTGAACCCCGACTCCCACAACCAAATCAAATCGTGAGCTACGTTATGACATACAAGCACAGTAGTTTTATCTAACTGCTCCTGCACCATAGCATGACCGTTAGGTGTAGGTGGGGCATATGCATGATCAAACGTAACTATTCTCTCCCAGTTATCTGTCTTCATGCCTACCATAACTAAACTATTCTCAGGCTCAAAGGGATCTAGGTGTAGCTTGTCGTTACGCTTGATCACATTATTTTCTATATCTAATATTAATCTCATACGTTGTCCTTCAAATTTACTAACTCAGCTTCTCCGTATGGTATATGGAAGAAGTGTTCCTTCCTACCCACATTGCCAAGCCATATTTCTTTTATACATTCTTGCGTCATCTGATAGTCTTTTATTCTCCAAGCGAACTCACAGTCTCTTCTTATAACATAGAAGTTAAAGAAAGCATCCTTGTCGTTCATCTCTCTAAATTTATTTACGAGTTTTATTTTACGATGTGGTATGCGTATCTCCTTCCATGTTGGATTCCAATCTCCAGTCCACTGGTTCTTCATTTCTACCTCAGAATAATACTTGTGTCCATTCTTTTCTGAACTTATATCAAAAGAGTAGTTCTCACCTGATGATATATTTATGTGTCCATTACGTTCTAGATAATCAATTACAATCTGTTTAGCCTTGCCATCGTTCTCCTTGTATGAGCTAGGCTGAAAGCGTCTATGAAACGCACCTTTTACTGGTTCTAATCTATTCATGCTGAGTACCTCGCTGTGTATGGGTCTAGCTCACAGACAATCTTGCCATGCCAACCAGACAGTTTGTTTTTTACAACGTTGATATGTCTCTGTGGGGATTGTTCTTCCTCACCTTCAACGTCAGGGTTCTTGGCTAGTAGTAGCATCAGATCTGCTTCTGCAGCTTTACCTGTTCTACTACCTTCCATCATGGCTTGGTTGAGTACAACCTTGCCTTCTGCTTCAGCAGATAGCTGTGACATATAAAATATAGCACAACCATACTGCTTGGCTATCATACGAGCATAGATAGCATTTGCTTTCAGAGCTTCATCTTGTCGAGCAAACCCTGCTGTCTTAGCAAACTTATCGCCCATATCTAGCACAACTATGTCGGGTCTGTGAGACTTAGCTACACTCTCTACCCATGACATATCACGACCAGTGCAATCAATCATCTCTATATTCTGACGCACTGTAGCATACTTCTCCTGTGTAAGCTGTGGATTCTTAACTATCTGTTCTTGTGTCATGCCTGTGCTTGCAGTTAAATATCTAATACCAACTCTATGCACTGCTTCTTCGTTACAGAGGATGACACACTTAGCCCCCTGCCTAGCGAAACCATTCTGTCCTGCTATCATGGATGCGTGAAAAGATGTTTTACCTGTGTTAGGTCTAGCTCCAACCTCTATCAGGTGACCCTCGTTTACACCCTCAATCTTACGTGTAAGACTTGGTATGTTGAATGTCCACCTTGCTTCCATAGCATTCTTAGCAAGCAATGTCTCCATAGATATATCTGCCCACTCTACGTTGAGTGTAGGTATGAAGTCATCACCATACTGCTCTAGCATATTACGTAATGGCTCAAGACTTGACTTGCTACCATTGACGTAATCAAAACCTAAGTTAGCTATCTCTTCACCCACAACCTGCTGAAACAACTTGGATAACACCTCTTGTGCTACATCATTACCAAGTGGTTGCTCCTTCTTGATACGAACAAAGAAGTCACCATATGCTTGCTTCTGTGCTGTGGTCATTGTTGGATTGTTAGCCAAGAACAGTGCTTCAACCTCATCAGGTGTTACTGATCTATTGTACCGTTGCATGGCATAATCAACAGAGTTTTTTATCTTACGTAAATCCTTGCTAAATAGTTTATCAGGACAACGTATACCTCTATGTTCATCATAGAAGTCTTTCTTCATTAGACTACGTATTAATGCTATTTCCATTTATTTGTTCTCCTATTGCTGTTAGTTTTTCAATGTCGTTAGGATGTCTGTACTTCAGGTCATCGGTTAATCGTAATACTCGTACATCATTTACAATACTTTTTAACTCTCTAAAAAATTCCATAGCTTTTGTTAGTGCATCGGGGTCTAAAGCTATAACTGCTGAAGAGAACTGTGACAAGTACCTCTTGTGTATATCAGACAGAGATGTGCCTAACACAGCAACCCCAACATACACATCACTGCCTACAACTACGGCACTGACACAGTCCTCAACAACTACAGCGACCTTACCACATCCAGATGTGAATGGCAAGCCACTATTCCCATATTTTTTCCATTTAGGTAAAGTATTTCTAAGACTTCGCCCAACTGCATCTACAATCACACCATCCTGCATGATGGGAAACACAGCACGATTATCTTTTACGTCATGATACAGTCCACCCATGAGGTTAAACCTTTCCATGAATCTAGTAACGTCAGGTTGTCCCTTGTATGGCACAACATACTCAGGCATTACAAAATGCTCTCGTGCTTTCTCTTTCTTGGAGAAAGCATTACGGATATCCTTGATAGACATATGCACAGGTTTAGATCCTGATATATTACACGATGCCTTGTAGCAGTTCCAGAGCAGCCTACCCATATTGTTTGTGGCAGTGAAGGTTTTGTATCCACCACACTCAGGACAGTTCATTCTCTTTGTTTCACCATTATCTATATTTATATCATCTATAATGTTATATATATTATACATTGTATTTACTCCTTGTA